TTTACCTTGTCCTCTATAAGGAAGAATTAAAACTCTCCAACCTGTAGGAACAGGTAATCTTTCTTTAGCAGAATCCGATAAAGTATCAATACTAGAAGCATTTTTTTCAACTTCTTCATATACTTTTTGTAAAGGTGGTTCTGTAGGTGCGGTTTTAGGAGATTTATAATGTTTTGGTACTATAAGTTTTGGTTTAGTCATCGTTTTCTTTACTTTCTAGCAGGTTTTTTACCACCTGTTCTAAATATTCTTGCTCGGTTATTCTAGCTCTAACTTCTTTGTAATTAGTAAAGTCAGTAATAGCACCATAAGCAAGAGTGTCTATTGTCGCTTTTTTTCTTTCACGAATCATCTTAAGCAATTTTTCACAAATGTAAAGCCCATCCATATATTTTTTCCTTTTTTATTTAAACCGTTCTTCTTGTTGGTTTCTTAGCTGTCTTTTTTGCTTGTCTAAAATTAGCTGCTGTAGGTGCTCCTTTAGTTCCAGGTTTTCTCATTTTTTCACCTGATCCTGCTGCTATTCTTCTACGTTTGGCATGAATGTTATCGTATAATCCTGTTTTCTTTTTTCTCATAAAAATTATCCTTTAGATTTATGTGTTTTTTGTATTTTGAATGTAGCCACTTTTACGGCTCCTGTATGTGGTTTATACTCTCCTTTCATTAAATTATACGATTTACCTGATTTCATCCAATGAAATCCTTTAGGTGGTTTTACAGTTTTATTTCCCATATTTTATTCCTCTTTTATCCATGGTACTTTAGTTCCTCCCGTATAAACTCTTGCATGGCCTTCTTCAACCATTTTGTTACATATATTAATTTTTCCAAACTCAGGATGATCTACAATAGGTTCACCTAATATTCTTCCAAATTTACCTTTTCCATCTTTATGTGTGACTAACATAAAGGTTTTTGGCAAGAGCTCTTTAAGCCTAGCCTTCGAAGCCAAACCCAACTTTTTTTCAGCCAAGTTTCTTGTTCTGCTTTCAGGTGTGTCAATTCCAACCATACGCACACGTTCTTTTCGCAACCACACTTTAAATCCCAAATCGATGTCAACATCTATAGTGTCTCCGTCTACCACTCTTAATAAAGTACATTTATATTCGTACATTTAATCATCCGTCTTTGGTTTTTTAGGGGCAACTGCTTTTTGTCCTTTTACTTCTCTTATTGCCCCGATTGCACCTTTACCCACACGATAACCAAAACTAGCACTAATAGAAATATAAATACAATGAGCAAACCAATCAGGCGTACTTTCATCTAAAAATATAAACCCTTGTTGTACTGCATCTTGAGTCCAAGGCAAAAAGCAACAAGCCAAAACAACAATAAAAAATATTGTCCATGCTTCATCTTTCCAAGAACCTCCCATTTGCTCTGTTAATGATTTTTCCATATCAAGTTCGCCTGTAGCCTGTTTCTCATAAACAGTAGCTTCGGCTTTAGCTTTTGCTACTTTGATCTCAGTTTGGGCTTTTTTCTCTTCCATTTTGCCCTTGACCCAAGTACCAGCAATATCTCCAACAGAGCTTAATAATCCTCCGATTAATGGTAATGCCATTACAATTCTCCTTTAGCTAATTGTAAAACCAAGTCCTCTTGTTGCTGCTCCGCCACCACGACATTTTTGTTTTGGTGAAGTAACCGCACCGCCTCCAGAGTATTTTCTTATCATACCTCCTCCAGCTTTTTTGTTCATGTCTGCTTCTTTTTTCTCTTTTTCAGCTTCAAACTCTTCTCTATCAACAAAATCGCCTTCTTTAGCCATCATTTTCATTTCGCCTTTTTTCTTTGCAACTTTAATTTTCTTTTTGTTTCCGTTTTTCTTTTTGCCTAGCAAATCTTTTAGTTGTTGTTTATTTAATTTTTCTGGCATATCGAAATCTGGATCCATATCGAAATCTTCATCCAATTCTTTCATTTCTAGCATATACTCTATCTCTTCTTCAGTTCTTCCAGTTGACATTTTAATTCTCCTTATTTCTTTTCTTTAATAAAAAATCCAACAGCTCCACATAAACCACAAGCTATCATAACCACACTTTGCCATAATTCATTAGGAATTACTACTCCTAACATTGCAAACACTCCTGTTAAAGCAGCATAAGATGACGGTTCTTTTAAACGGTTCATTAATTCAACCATAGTTTCCTCCTTTTAATTTCTTTGCTTATTTTGTTGCAAAGATTGTTGAGCTCTAAGCATAGCCATATCTTCAGAGCTTTGAATACGTTCACGTTGTACTTGACTTTGTTCGGCTAACCTTGTTCTATCAAATTGAAGTTCAGCTTGTTGATGAGCTTGATCTTCGGCTTGATCTTTTGCTTTTAAAGCTATCTCCTGCTTTTTAATTTCTACAAGTGGGTCATCTTGTGAAGCAGGTGGATTAGCTTCTAAATATTGTTGTATTAATTGTGCTTGTGTTTGAGCTATTAAATTAGACATGGCCTCAGGATTTTGTTTAGCCTGTTCAGGAGACATTTGTTGACTAGCCATAACTTGTGCCTTCAATCCAATATGCTCGTAAATATGTTTTTCTAAAGTCATAAGCACAGGTGGTTGCATTTGAGCAACTAATGATTTCATATAAGCAGCATGAACAGCAATATGAGCATCATGATCTTGTTCAGCAAAAGCTTGTAATTTTAATTGTCCCATTGCTGCTTCAGAAGCTTCTTGGTTTTCTGTAGCTGGATCATGAGGTTCTGAAGGTTTTTGAGGTTTTAATATTTGATCTATATTATTTACTCCTAATGCTTCATACACTCTTTTATATGTTTCGTATAAATTATGTAAGTCAGGTGCAGCTTGAGCTAATTTTAATTGTTCCTGTGCTAACACAACTCTTTGAGACATACTAAACATATTAGGATCACTAACAGGAAGCACATCTATTCTGTCATCAAAATCTTGTTTTTTAATTTGTTTGTCTTGGTTTACTTCATATGGATAAGGTGTTGGGTCTTCTCCAAATATTTTTGCTAACATCTTTAATTCTATTTTCATACTTGCATGTAGACGTTTATGAACAGAACTAACTATTCTTGCTCCACGTTCTAACAATGCAATGGTTGTTCCTACAGGCATTTCTTGGCTGCTATCACCTACAGCTAAATCCGTTGTTCCTATAAATTTTTCAGCTGCTCCTACAACAAAACCCATTAATTGAAATAACGTTTGACTAGGTTCTTTATAAGGTAAAGCCATTAAACTTGTGCGGATATCCCCTCCTGGAACATCAACATCTCTAAACTCTCCTGGTTGTAATGGTTCAGCATCATCAGCAATTCTTAAACCTCTAGCTTTAAAACCAGCAGGTAAGTTAGCTAAAGTTCCAGAATCTATTAGTTGTCTTAAACTAGAAGTAGCAGTTCTTGATAAATTACCTAATAAATGAATCAAACCAAAGCCATAAAAGCCTAATCCAGGAGTAAATTTATATTGAACAAAATGTTGAAGTTTACTTTTCATAGGGTCGTCAGGAGAATAATTCCTACGAATAGATAAAATATCATTCGTATCATAACACGTAGTTACAATATACGGTAGTTTTATACCTGTTTGTTCGCCATCTTCACCTACATCAGGAAAATCTTCTAAATCTAAATAACAATGACACTCATATAAAGTAACATCATCATCTGGTCCTGTTCTACTTAATCCTTCTAATTCATCATATTTTTCTGTAATACTACTAGGATCATCATCGGAAGTAGAAATATCCATATCAAGATAAGAACCACCTACCTGAAGTTTCCGTAATTCATTTTTTGACATACGCAAAACATGTGTTACTCTTTCTGCTGAGCGTAAATCTGTAGCTGTGTAAGGTACAATCACATCTTCTGCAGGAACAAACTTACTTACAGGTCTTTGTAATGTTTCGTCATTATATACTTTTTTAAACGCACTTCCCGCTAATCCTAAATAATATAACATTTGATCGAGTTCTGGCTCAAACTCTTCCATTTTGTACATAATTTGATAATTCATATATTCTTGAACACGAACGGCTTGTTGTTCTACTGCTGGACTTGGTGTTCCTACAATTTGAGCACGAACAGGACCACCACTCGGAAGCATTTCTTTATATGCTCCTGCTTGGAATTGTGTCACGGCTTCATTTAATAAAGGATGGATTACTCCTGTTGCTCCTTCAAAAGGTGTTGTACGGTTTTCATATTTTAATCCTAATAGATCTAAACCTTTTGTATAAACATCTTCCCAATCTTTTCTACTTACTTTATCATCTTCTACTAATCCTGATAAATCACTAGCGATTTCACTTAAAGTTGTTTCATCTAAAGTTTCTGCAAGGTTTCCAAAAAAATCATCAGGTTCAGAAACAACGGTCATTTGTTCGCCGAACATTATTTCTGCTCCACCTTCATTGTTTTCTTCTATTTCTATAGAAATGTTTTCCTTTTCTTGATCATTTAAAATGGAAAGCTCTTCATCAGAAAGAGTGAAACTATCTTCTGGTGCTTCTACTAAAGATTTCTCTATATTGCTAGGACGTTGTGTTTCAGCCATTAATAATATTTCCTTTTGTTGACAATAGTAATTTTATCTTCATAATAATCTTCTGGGTGTTGGATAAAGCCACCTTCTCTAAATCTTCGCAAAGCTTGCGTAACTGTATCAACATAATCATCATGCTCTCCTGCTGGAAAAGCAGCACATTCTTCTACCACTTCCTCAGCCCATGTAGTATCTGGAGCCCATACTAACCCACTTTCGAACAAAGGTGCAATAGAATTTACTCGAGTGAACTTATCATTTCCTCTACTTGGGCTATAATTCATGACGGGAATCCCCATGTTTCTTAGCTCTTGGGTCAATGGCATACCACTCGCTTTTGCTTCAATTAATACGCATTCTGGATCCCAATACTTATATTCCTCTAATGCAATTCTTCTCAAATCAGGAAAATCCCAGCGATTTTTTCT